ATAAATATCTCCATCAGAACCGCCTACAGGTGCAGCCGTTCCACTTGTTATTGCTTTTTGTTTGCTATTGAATGTACTCCAATCTGATGAATTTAATGCGCCTCTATTAGCTGCTGATGCCGTTGGTACATTTAAAGTTATTACAGGTGTTGTAGTTGAATTTGCTACCGTACTACTTAAATCAGTGCCACTTGTACCAAAAGTCAGAGCTGCAACAGATGTTACTGTTCCACTACCTCCACCGCCCCCAACTCCACCTGCTAAAAATTCCAACCTACTTAAATAAGCATCTTCAATGTAAACCCCAATATCGGGAGTCCCTGACGAAACAATAGTATAAAACTTAATGACTAATCTATCCGTACTCAACAAAGTAATTATCGACGGGTTGTATATCTCTAACTCGTAATCATCAATACTTAAAGTGATTGTTGTCGAAGTCACTGGAGTTGTCGCCAAAAGCGTTTCAGTCCCTGCTAAGTTACGTTTGTACACTTCGGCAAAGATTGTCGCATTACCTCCGTTAGTTCGCTTAGCATGAAAGTGAGTTTTAAACACCCCCGTAGGAATAAAGAGAGTGCCTGGACTTGATGGCTCAGTCACAAAAGTAGCTAACAAAGTAGTCCCTGAACAATTCGCAACCGTTACATTTTGACTACCTCCCGTGGATGGACTTGTAAGCATTTTATAATACCCTCCTATGTCACTCGCAGTCTTAAAGAAAAACAAGTTTAAATCTGCAAATTGATTTGTTGCAAATTCTATTTGATTATTAGTAGCGTTATAAGTCCATACTTGCCCGTTGATAGGACTACCGACTAATACTTTGATATTGTCGATGTATTGAACTCCACTCTCTGCTATGGTTAAACCACTTGTATTGATTAAAACAACATCGGTAATGCCTGGCAAGATTACGTTGTTATCCCCTTGAATTAAAATATTTGAGTTATCCCCTCCTAAGTTATTCCCGTTACCCGTTATTATTAAACCATTTGTGTTGCCATCGTTTATGACATTGCCCCCCGTTGCAAGGATGCCTTTCTTAATTACATTGCGTGTAGTGTTATATCCTCCGTCTTTCTCGCCTTGCCCGTTGCCTCCACTTGATTGTAAGATAGTAGGAACAAACGCATCTTGATAAGCGAACTTTAAAAGTTTGCATAGAGTTGTAGAGTTTCCGTTAGGGTCATAATCTTGAACGGTTAAAAGTCGGTAAGCATTATCCTTTACCCAGTATGTTTTACGGAAGTCTAAGTTTGCTATATCGTTTGGTCTTAACTTAAACCATGCTTCAACTAATTTAGAATCCTTATTGCCTATTTGTTCCCATTGTGATTTGTGGAATTGGTTGTATAAATTGTTGTCCGTTGTAGTAACCCCCGAACTATTTGGAGTTAGGTAATAATAAAAGTCTTGAACATCAAAAGCAAGGTCATAGTTAGGAGAGTTTAAGTCATCGACGTGTCCTGCATACGGGTAGGTTGTGTAATTAGTCGCTGATGTATTATTAAAGTTCCAATATCTTAACTTGCCTGACTTCATGCCTCCAAAGTAAGCGATAATAGGTTTTGGACTTTTCTCTTGAGTCTCCCCATCAAAGATAGTACGCATTACCACGTTCTTATCGTCATCAATTTGTAACGGGATTAAACAAAAAGGTATCTCTACTTTCTTAGTTTCTTTTACAAATTCGTTATCAAAGATTAAATCCCTATACCCAAAGTTAAAAGATGTCGCTTGTTTAAAGTCCCTATTCAGGTCATCGCCATTTTCAGTATAAGTAAATACTAACTCTTTATTTTCAAGTAGTCCCTGAGGTTTAATAGTAAAGTCCTTAGACGTATCTAATAACTCAGTCCAATCAACTATATCATTAGTGTAATATGTATCTCTCGGTTCTATCACAACCCCCGTTTCGTAGATAGGACTCATGTAAAGATTGAACATCTTAATTATTGCCATTAAGAAGTCCGTTTGTTTCATGTTAGGCAGGATATCGTAGATGTTAAATGTTTGCCCGTAGTTGATTTGCCCGTCTTGGAATTGTTTAAATGAGTTCCCCGAACTATCAATAATATAATTAGTGACTTGAGTATTATCAAAAGTACCTCCGACCATAAACCCACCCATACAAATGCGCACCTCATCACCCGTAAGTAAGGCTGCCGAATCAACTGCAATATTAAAGTTACAAGTTTGCGCACCCGAGCCACTTACTACGGTGCTTTTATATCCTATTATTTTATAATCCGTGCCTCGTTTCCTTATTGCTAAGAATTGTTGAGTCCCTGCCGTTGCATTTACTTTAGTTATGTTGCCAGTAAAGTTTACCTCAAAATTAGTAATGGAATTTTCAACCATTGTAAAAGTCCCCGTTGTAGTATCAAATTGGTTTGCAGGGTCTACGGTTTCTATATTCCATTGTATTTGCTTTGCCCAAATAGCCGATAGGTCATTACTACTGCTTGTCGCTACGGGAGTGATTGTTTGAGTTGCATTTCTTGAAGCCGTTACTAATGTTGTATCTACAAGTGTTTGGTTTTGTTGAAACTTAGTAATATCACATTGAATTATTAACTTTTGGAATTGTGCGGTATTAAAAAAACTTGCAACCTCTAAGGGTACTTCAGCCTCTTCAAAGATTGCGTTGATTATATGCCCGACATAAATAAAAGGCTTAAAACTATTGTAGTTATGACTTATTAAAGTAGAAGCATCTCCATTGAAACCGAACTTATCTAAACCAACATCTAACAAAGGATAAGTAAGTTTAATTGTCGGGTCAAAGGTTGCAGTCCATGAATTAACAATCTCAGTATCATTCCATGTTGCAGTTCCTAAAGTGGTTAAATCGTTTAAGGTCTTATCGGTCAGCCTTGAAAAGATGTCAATATTCTTCCCGTAGATAGTTATCGAGTAAGTTACTTGGTCATTGTTTAAAACCTTAATCTCGTTTAACTGACAATATCCACTTATTTGTTGGAGTGTGTCTTGATAGTAAACGCAAGATGCCTTCTTGCTTGGGTTGAAGTCGGGGTTGAGTTGGTCTGAGTTTCTTATACTAAACGATACATCGAACAAAGACTTAAAAACAAAATCGTTTAACTTACTGCCAGGGATGTCGACTGACTTACTAAAGTCTGATTGACGTTTGCTTGGGTCATCTATGTTGTAGACCTCTTTAGTTATGTTGATGTCTATGTCTTCAATGGTGTCTATTGAATATCCACCTATTACGAGTTCGTTTCTCATAGTCTTTGTCTTTTAGTATCAGCACTCAACTCAACTTCCATAGTCACGTTAAATAGTTTTTCTTTTATCGTACTCTTAGCTTGGTATTCAGTAGTTAAGATGTTGACCGCTACAAACTGCCCTCCGATAATCATATAAATTAAAGGCGATTGAACTAACTCTTTAAGCCATAGACTTGTTTCGCTATTCACATATCCACTGTTAAGAGTGTATTTTTGTTTTGACGAATTAAAGAAGTTACTTCTTTCGTGTGAGTAAGTATTGAATGTAATCCCTAAACTTGTCCTCGTCCCTTGTAAACGATTGTAGTTAGAACTTTGTACGGTTATGTTGTCATCAGCTATTTGGGTGAAATTAAACGCATCCATTCGTCCAAGTGGATTGAGCCAAAATAAACGATTGTAATTCCCGTCTCGTGTGCATTCACGATCTATTTTAAAAGTTAAAGTATTTGAAACTATTGTCGGGGTGTTGTTTTCAAAACTGATTTCATACTTAGCCACGTTATCCGCTATCATCGGTTGAGCCGAACCACTCGCCACAGTCCATGAGTTTAAATCGTTGGCACCTACTAAAACTGAAAGGAAGTGTTCTTTATCGGTGGTGTCTGCAACCCAAGTATTTGTAAAGGTTGAACTCTTTAAAAGCGTTCCTGCTAAATCATAAGTCTTAACTCTCATTTGATTCGTGCCGTTTGTCGCATAGTTTAAAAATCCTAACTCGTAAGAATCGCCTACTCGAATATCTATTGTACTCGGTTGGTTGGTTAAGAATGTACCAAAGGTTGCAGGAACACCTTTATAAACTAATCCGTTTATTGGTGAGTTGATTTGTTTTAAATACGTCTGCGCTGAATTGATAGCGTAAATGTAAGTACTCTCAGCACTGGCATAACCACTAATAACAGTTCCGTATTCTTCTCTAATGTTAACTTTAAACTTCTTGTAGACGTTTACACCCGTTTTAAAACCTACTGAACCTGCTATTAGATTAGTCATGTCATAACTCAAATAGTTTTCAATGATTCTATGAGCATCTAAGTCCACTGTTCCGTCAGCATAGTAAGCAGGTTTCCTCAATTCAGTTATAACATTAGCTGAAGCGTCTAAGACTTGAATCCTATATCTAAAGTTCGTTTGAGTAGTTTGGTTTGAACTCGCCAAATAAATGATAGGGTCAAAACCGCTAACAAATAAGTCAGGTTGTTGAATAAATGTAACTGCCATTATCTATATTATATTAAATGAGGTTAAAAATACCTACCTTTTAAATTCGGTTATAAGTCTAAACTCAACCTCTTGACCGATTATCAAACTTAACTTGTTAGTTAGTTCGTTGTATGATTCATCGTTAAAGGTATCTGAATAGAAGCGTGTGCCGTCAATACCCTTTAGTTTGATTGCATCGGCCATAGCGGAAGCCATTTGGAAACTACTAACTACAACATCAAATGCACTTTGATTCTTGCTTGTTCTTGCTTGAATACCTTTTCTCGCTATGAAGTCCTGCAAGTTGGTAATCATTTGAGGCGGTGTAGATGTGTTCTTGAATGAGAAACCACTCGGGTAATCTTTATTAGTATAGGTTTTTGTAGGCACACCGACTGCCGAACTATTAATCAAACCCTTTACCCCTAAGTCAATGAACATCCAATAGTCATTAAGGTCGATTGCCATTGTCACGACTCCACCTTTAATTGTGGGTGCATTAGCGTGTATGCTCTCAGCTAATCTGCTCTCGGTCTTTTTGTGCTTAAGACGTTCTCTTAATAGCTTACGCATACTTTCAGCGTTCTCGTTGCCCCACTCAAGTAGTACATCGGCACACTTGTTTAATATTTCGTCGCTTAGTGTCATTTCTTTGGTTGATTATCTGCCTTGTCTTTTAAATAGCATAAATGATTAAGGAAGTCGTAAGCGTTCATTTTAAAGTAGTAATGGAATTTACTCCTATCTTCTTTCGCAAATAGTTTGTCAATCGTTGCATACCAAGACCACTTAGAACTAAACCAATCCGACTCAGTTTCTTCTTCTTCGGTTTCCTTTTCTTTGTTGAAGAGGACTGGGTATGCTCCGATAATTTCACTAAAAGAAGTGCAAAAAAAAACCCGATAGGATAAGCGACATCCACATCTAAATGAAATTGAAACAACTCTGCCCTCCGATTAAACTCAGTCATCTGAACGTCCTCGTCTTTCTCCTTATAGCACATCGTAGCTAAGATTAAATGCAGGTTGTCTACTATCGCTTCTTTCTCCTTAGTCAAAGATGACATGGAGATAAACTGTTCGGTGTTCCAATCGGTTAAATATTGATTCACAAAGAACCGTTCCCCTTGAACCTCAAACTCAGTTACCCAAGCATCAGGAAAACTGCTAATGTCGGGAATGGTTACACCTTCCTGCTCCTTTAGAAAGTCAGTCCACTTCATGCGTTTATATTCCGAAATAGGTTTGCCGGTTAAAACTGAAAGGACATTGTAAGCCGTTCTTATTTCATTGTTGTCGCCTAACTTGATGGCGTTGTAAAGTTCTTGGTATGTTTTAATGTTCATCGTATGCGGTATGTTCCTAAGCCTGGTTGTTGTATTATGTGAGTAAACCCGTATCTCATAGCATCCATTAAGTGGTTGTGTATTTCAATAGGTTCTCCAGTTGGTTTGTTGTTGCGGTCAGTTGCCCAAACATAACTTCTTAATTCTTTGATAAGGTTTGTTGAGTGTTTAGTGACTAAAAGGTTTTGTTGTTGTATCAGTTGTATTCCGTGTAGGATTGAATCCTTGCCCTTTAAAGCCCCCATACACTTAAGACCGTAGCTTTGCAGTTCTGCTATTGACTTCGGTTCTGCACTGTCACAAATTACCATTGTCGGCTCGTTTCTTATTAGATCAAAAATATTCTTATTGCTTAACTCCTTTTGGTATATTAGTTCGTGTAGGATAAACGAATCATTGTACTTGTAAATGCCAATACAAGCCGTCGGGTCAACTGAATATCCAAAGTCTAATCCAATCCCTAAAAGTCTTGCATCATTCGGTAAATTA